ATGTTGAGCGTAGCGCTGACAAGGCGCGGAATCATCGGACCGATGGAAGAAACGAGCTGGTTCCAGATCCGAGTACCAGCATCCATCAACTGCGGACCCATCGAGATGATGGTGTTAACGATCGTCGGGCCAAGCTTCATGATGGCGTCGATGAGTGCACTAACGATCTGCGGAATAGCCTCGACCAGGGCCATGAACAATGTGATCGCACCCTCGATGAGGACTGGGATCATACTGATAAGTGCCGCGACGATGACCGGGATCAGTTCGATAGTCGTGGTAATAACCATCGGAATGATGAGAACCAGCGCATCAATCAGAGCAGTAAAGAGCTGGATAGCCGCCTCAAGCAGCAACGGAATCGCAGTAACAACCGCGGTGACCAGACCCATGATCAGTTCGATGATGGCGGTCAGCAGCAAGGGGAGGATAACCGGGATGGCTTGCATGATCGCCATAAACAGCTGAATGGCTGCAGTGATCAGCAGAGGAATGGCTTGGATCAAACCCGTGATGATGGCATTGACCAGCGAGATAACCGCCATTACCAGCAGGGGCAAGATCGTAACAAGAGCGGTAATGAGACCCTGGAACAGCGCCATCGCTCCAGCGATAAGCGTAGGCAGCATTCCGATCAACGCTGTAAGCAGCGAAGTAACCAGAGTAATAACCGCGGTAATGATCTGGGGCAGCACTGTCGAGATTGCGGTGATGATTCCCGTGAACATCTGGATCGCAGCAGCGAGGATGACCGGGATCATAGTCACGATCGTCTGTACGATCTGGATCAATACCGCGACAAGCGTAGTAATAATAATCGGGATGACGGCGATGATCGCGTCGAACACCTGCGATACAATCTCACCGATGGCTGCGAGGCCAGAGGCAGAGGTTCCCACACCCGAGAATGCGGCAGCGATTTGATCGAGCGCGGGTGCAACGATAGCGAGGATCGGCGCAAGGACGCTCATGAGGAACTGGCCCAGAGCCATCAGCAACGGGATGACGATCTGAAGTCCGGCTGCCAGCAAGCCACTCAGCATGCCTGCGAACTGGGTCAGCAGCGGAATAACTGCAGCAATGGCCTGGTCCATGACCGCCATGAACTGTGCCCAGAGCGCCTGACCCTGCTCAGTTTGGGTGAAGAAGTAGGTCAGTGCCGCAGCAATGGCGATCAGGACACCGATAACCAGAGCAGCACCCGGCGGCATGAACGCCAGCCAGAGAAGCTTCATCACCCCGATAAGCTTGGTAATAACTCCGACCACTGCCGAGAGGGCTGGAGCAAGCACAATCATCAGACTAATGATGTTCAAGATCGATCCGGCAAACAGACCGAAGACACCAACGATGATCAGGACCAGCGAAAGGATTTGAGCAAGACCGACGATCACGCCTAGAGCGGCGGGGCTAAGCGAGTTCAGCCATTGAACAACACCCTCGATTGCCTGAACCAGACCTCGAGCAAGTCCATCCTGCACTGCTCCGATGTTGATCATCAGAGTCTGCAGCTCGCCTCGCAGGTACTCGACATCACCACTCAGGTTATCGAGTCGCTTGGAGGCAATCTCAGCAGCGGAAGCCTTGTTGATCTCCTCATTGAGCTCGCGCATTGCTGCGGAGCCACCCGCCAGCAGGTTAAGGATCGTCGGCAGCGAAGTGATGGGGAAGATGCGACCGAGGATATCGATCTTCTCAGCGGCGCTCAGGCCCTTGGCATCGAGTGCTCCGTTGATAATGTCAAGGACTTCCGGGAGTCCTTTCATCTTACCTTCGGCAGTCAGGAGCTGGTTGCCTGCCTCATCAGTGACGATACCCAACTCGCGCAGAGCTTCGGTTCCCTGCTTCGTCGGAGCCGCGAGCTTATCGAACATCTGGCGAAGACCGGTACCAGCCTTCGAGCCCTTGATACCGGCTTCACCGAGGACCGCGATCGCAGTGTTGACATCCTCGAAGCTGACACCCAGGATTGCTGCAGACGCACCCGCATACGTCATGGTCGTGATAAGGTCGCCGACCTCGATGTTCGACGAGTTCGCAGCACCCGCGAGCTTATCGACAACTGCTACGGAATCCTCTGCCGAAATGTTGAACGTATTCAACATCGTGGTCAAGCCAGAGGCAGCCTGCTCGAGGGGAATGTCGGCAGCAGCACCGAGGTTAATGACCGCCTCACCAATGCCGGCAAGGACATCTTCGGCGTCCACACCAGCCTTGGCAAGAGTGGTGAAGGAGTCAGCGACCTGATCAGCCGAGTAGATGCTGTCAGCACCGAGCTGTAGTGCCTTGGCCCGAATGGCCTCCATGTCCTCGACGGAGGCATCGGATACGGCACCGAAGAAGTCAAGCTTGCGTTCGAAGTCAGAGGCAGCCATCGTTGCGGCGATGAGCCCACCCGCCATAGCGAGACCCGCACCAGCGACTAGAGCACCAGCCCCGGCGATTGCCCCAGCACCAACGTTCAGGGCGGTTACGGTTGAGACGTGCTCCTGCCGAATGGCAGTGTAGGAGTTGATCGCTTTCTTGACATCGAAGATCAGCTCGCCTCTAATGACCCCGAACTGACCTGACATCTATTACCCCTCAGGGTAGACGGGGGTGGCGTACTGCTGAGCGCCTGCATCCTTGCCAAGATACTTGGCGAGAACTCGCTTGCGTGCGTTAATCAACTGTGCCTCCCCCTTTGCTTTCTTCTGACCTGCGCGTTCAAGTTCTGATTGGACCGTGCTCCCAAAGTACCATATCGCCTGGTCGAGGCAATATGCTTCGTAACTACCCTGCGTCAGACCCAGAATTGTCGACGGTGTGACCGACAACGCCTGAGACTCTTGCCACAGCATCCATACTGATCGAGCGTTCAGCACGAAAGGTCTCGAGGTCCTTCACTCCCCCGCTGAGGAGCGAGAAGAGGTACGCCTTGTCATCGTCGGGAAGTTCATCGACGTACAAGCGATCTTCGTATCGCAGGTCCTCAACATCGTCGAGCTGGTCATCCCTGTTCTTGGGATCCTTGTTCCAAGCCTTGAGGTCTTCCTCAGTCGGGACCGGCCAAAGCTTCGGCTCGACGAGGCACTTCATGGCGACGGAGTCGTACATCTCCATGAGCTGCCCCAGCATCTCAGGATTGTCTTCCATCTGCTTCATCACATCAGCGGCCATCTTATCGGAGGCGCCCTTGCCTCCCTTGAGACCCTGCTCGACTGCGCCGATGAGTGCGTTGGGGATCTTGCCCTGGCTCATGAACGCCCGAAGACCACCCGGGTTGCGCCACCTGACCGTGATGCCCGAGGGAAGTTCGATGATGCCACCGGTGCGCTGCTTGATGTCCCCGATTGCGGAGATGCGGCGTTCTTCGGCTTTGGCGATGGTGCTCTTCTTGACCGTGGTGGTCCTGGCCATGGTGTCCTCCTTGGGATCTTGTTATGGCGTTTTTTGTTGTGTATTTCGTGATGCAAGTCACGCAGTACGTTTCGTCGTGCGTCGCACTGAATACCCGTTAAGGGTATATCAGTGCATCACATCAACGCAACATGCCACGTTACCATGCATTGATCTTGCGGGGAGGTATCTCTTTCTTTTCTCCCCTTAAGATCACGGGATGACCAGTGCGACGGCAGTCTCGCGGTGCAGGAAGTCGTAGAGCTTGTCGGTCCCGATTGCGCCGTACGCCTTGCCCGATGCGGCCGTCAGGAGGAATGAACCACCCGAGAGCTCGACTTCGAGGTCGCCGTCCGCCTTGCAGCGGTAGAGCACCATCTGGAAGTCACCACCATTGTCGTTCAGTGCACGACCGTACGCATTGAAGTACGGCCGAGCGTCGGTCGTGAGCTTCGTGTAGGTCTTGACGACCGCCGGCGTGGTGCCCGAGCTGACGATGGTACCGCCGGAGAGGGCCTTCCAGACCTCGAGCGAAATACCACCACCCTCAAGATCCCAGTCCGCCGTCGCTCCCGAACCATGGGAAGCGATGGTCTTGTCGTCACCCGTCAGCGGCTCAAACTCTTCGGTGTCAGCGAAGGAGAACGTGCGTGATGCCGGCAGGAAGACAGCCGAAGCGGTCACCTCTGCGCCGGCGTTGTCGAGTGGGACGATCTTGACCTGGCGAAGGCCGAACGGCAGTGCATATGCTGCAAGTGCCATGAGCTATTCCTTTTCTTTCGTCGGAGGGACAGGGCTTCTGAACCTCTTTGTCGTCATCTCACCCGTGTCAAGTGAGAAGGTGTGGAGGATGACGAGACCCTTTTTGTAACCGCAGCGGTAATGCCGGCAGGACCTTTCAAGAGTTCCTGTAGCATCGTCCGATACGACTCCGTGAAGAGTACCATCGCAGCGAAGTTGACGAGTCACCTTCACCGCCTCCCTGAGCGACTATTTACTTGACATCGCGTAATTTATCATGCGACGCGTGCGAGGCGATTTGAGGCGCTTCCCTGCATCGCTGAGGGGCGAACCCTCATTACGCAATGCGCGATTCCGGCGTCGACGCCTTGCCGGAGGTTCCGGTCGAGGGCGTGTTGCTGGTCTGAGTAGAGCCCGAGTCAGCAGTCGCCGCTTCCTTGGACTTCTTCGAGCTCTTCGCCGGAGCATCCTGCTCCTCGTCGACTTCCTCGAAATCTTCGTCGAACAGGTCGGTGTCTTCGATGAGTGCCGTAGCGACCTCTTCAGAAACCTCGACGGCTTCATTGCGGTTGAAGCTGGTCTTGCGGAATCCCTCCACACCAGCCTTGGCGAGATCGTCAGCACCGAGTTCACGGATATCAGACGACCCGACGTACTTGACCTTTGCCATGTCATGTCTCCTTTGTTATGAGCTGAATGCGCGCATACCTGGTGAGCGTACTCAGCGTTTCGTCATTGAGGTCCTGGCTAACCTCAATGTATTTCGCAAGTATCACGCCGTGAGCCGGTGAACTCTGGCTGTGAACCGCAAGCTTTACTTGTTCCAGGACCTCATCGATGAGAAGGTAATCGCCGGTCTTCTGGTCATTGTAGTCGTGAACCCAAACCTGGGCATACTGGCTGTAAGCATCTTTGCCATCGCCGGGCATGACCTCGGCAAGATCGAAGTTAACCTTGAACCCCATCTTGAATACGATGAATGGGTGGGCTTCAATGTTGGAAGTCATGCTCTTCTTGGCGAAGACTCGAGGATCGACTGGAGGTGAGTCACCTGCGCCAATCTC